TAGCCACTGCGGCGAACTGACCATTTCCGCTCACCACAGGGATCTGCACCTTACCTGTCGCCACGCCGTTTACCGTAATTGTCATATCTTTCACACTAATGGTGGCTTTCGACGGATCGGCGGAAACCGCTCTGAACGTCTTGTTGGTTGCACTTTCCGGCTCAAAAGAAACCGTCAGGGCGGTTGTTTTCCCTTTTGCCACCGTACCGGATGTCGGTGTCACCTTAATTGCAGTGGCCGGCGTAATTTCGCTGCGTTCTTCCGCCACGGAAGGTTTGCCCACGTTAGTGACTTTCACCGTGCGGGTGATCACTTCTTTCGCCGTCACGGCCTTACCGATACTGCTGACCCAGCCACGGAACACATCCACCGTGCCATTTGGGAAACGGATTTTATAGGCCCGCACATCCCCGCTTTCAAACCAGCCTATAAGCCCTTTCTGACCTTCTTCTCCCGGTTTCCAGGCCAGCGTAAAACTGGTATCTCCTGCAGACTTCTGCCCCTGCCCGGTCGCGGTCCAGTCCGCGTCTTCATCATCCAGGTAGTTATCATCGTAGGGTTCTGCCGTCATCTCGCCCGGCGTCAGATCCTTCACCTTAGCCAGTCGCTGCCAGTCATCGTCTGACAACGGGTTTGCATAAGCATCACCCTTGCCGTTGTAAACCCACAGAGTGGTACCGGCACCTTTTACCGGCTCAAGGGGATTTGGTGTTGCCATATCGTCCTCACATCTCGTATGTAATGGAATAAGTCAGATCCGCAGAACTCCATAACGCCATATCGTCATCACGACGATACTCATAGCCCTGCGTAACCATCGTCGTAATCAGGTCTGCCAGTGCCGGGATCGCAGTCACCGCCGGATAAATCCGGCTTTCCATCCACTGATCAAGCTCCGAATCCGGTACCTGTGCCGGTAAAAACACCTCAATATGCAGTGTGGCCCGCCAGGTATCTGCATCCAGCTCTTCACCGGTATACTCTGCATCCGTCAGATAAACCGCGACGGCCGGAAAATCCTCTTCGTCAAAAACAACGGGGCGACCATCAAACAGCGTCGCCCCGTGTTCATGCAGCTCCAGTGCATCCAGCACTGCCGCACGGATATCAGTATGTTTCATCGTTTTATCGCAATCCTAAGTTGTTGTTTCAGCGCGTATGCCAGTTCTCCGGGCAGACGTTCACGCCGGATACGGTCAATATTCTCATCAAACGCCTGTTTCAGTGGGGCCGCCATCGGGATTTTCACCACATCAATGGGGTAACGGTTTTTCCCGGCCACACGCTGCATGACATGCCAGCGACCATTTTTTAATCGCTGGATAAATGCCCGCTGATACCGATGCTGACCAGCTTTAAGTATGCTGTCCGGACGACGGCCCAGCATCCTGATCCCCAGCTTAATCACAGGGAGATCACCGCGTTTAACGATAATTCTGGCATTCGGATTTCTGACCGTGGCCCGTTTCAGTCTGGACCGTTCCTTTACCAGTTTCCGGCGTACCTTTGTCTCCCGGGCAACCTGTGATGAAGACTGATTAATCGCCGTTGTGGCCACGCGGTTAATGGCCATTGCTGAAGCCGCCGGAATGGCGTTTTTACGAACCCGGCTCAGATTTTCAATCGCCTGATCAAGCCCTTTTATCGCCATAATTCACCCTGCGTTTATCGTCGCCGGTTAACTGCCGGTGGTTGCCCACGGTTGAGCCAGAGATAACAACTCCCTCCGTCATCCGGAGAAACACGGTCCACCCAGAACATCTCGCCGTTAATGGTCAGCGTGTCACCACGCCGCAGTTGCCGCACATCATCAGTCCGGACAAACAGGGACGGGCTGGAGCCTTCAACGCGCACGCCCTGTCCGGCATAGCTGATATTTTCAGGGTCATCAAAAACACCACGTATTACTGCGCCGGACCGCTCACCGGATGTCATGGTGGCTGACGTTCCCATGTACCCGCGTATCGTTTCATCGGCGCGGGCAATGGCAGCATCGAACAGGTTATCGAAATCAGCCACAGCGCCTCCCGTTATTGCATTCTGGCCAGGCCGCGCTCTGTCATTTCGGCTGCCACACCGGCAGAGACACGAAACGCCGTTCCCGGCAGCACAAATGCCACAGGTTCATCCCGCGTGACGTGAAGTGCATCAGTATGCAGCTTCACCAGTGCCACGACCGTGACCAGTTCAGACGTATCCAGAATCACGGTATCCGGCTGCGCTGATCCCACCTCATTTTCATGTCCGGTCAGCACATTTTCCCGGCTGAGAGGGGTGTCCTGACCGGCAGTTTCATCCGTGTCATCAAGCTCCTCTTCCAGCTCTGCCACACGGAGCGCCAGTTCTTCTTTCGTCCCCGTCAGGCTGACATCACGGTTCAGTTGTTCACCCAGCGAGCGGAGACGGGCAATCAGTTCATCTTTCGTCATGGACTCCTCCACAGAAAAACAATGGCCCCGAAGGGCCATGATTACGCCAGTTGTACGGACACGAACTCATCAGGGTCAGCCAGCAGCATCAGCGGTGCTGACTGAATCATGGTGAACTCACGCGCCGGATCGCCGGTGGTCACCCAGTTTTTCGGGTAACGGGCAGAGGCGTTAACGCCTTCGCGCTGTGCGTCCGCATCCTGAATGCAGCCATAGGTACGCAGACCGCGTGCCTGAGTGTTCCCCAGCACCATCGTGTTGTCCGGCAGGAAGTTCTTTTTGACGCCGTTTTCCACGTACTGTCCGGAATACACGACGATGGCCACATCGCCATACATTCCCTTATAAGACACCGCTTTGCCCAGGTCTTTTACCGCTGTCTCCAGTTCGGAATGAGAGCCGCGACGGGTATCCAGCTTCTCCCTGACGGCTTTGAAGGAACGGAACAGCGCCCAGCCTTTCGGGTCAAACACGATGATATTCACCACGCCGCTGGCGTTCAGCGCGTAGGCTTCGATATCGTCGGTCGGGTCATACGTGGACTTGTCACGCTTGCTCCACTCCGTGCCGCCGGACTGCGTGATGTTGTTCGCCGCACTGCGGCCCATATCCACCTCAACCGGATCGAAGGCTTCACCGGTCATGGTGTATTTGCCCTTGAGCACGGCAGAAACTGCCTGCATCTCTTCGACCTGAGCAATGGCCAGCTCTTCGTCACGCATGTTCTGCATGATGATGCGACGGCGGCGGTAAGCCGGGTCCGCCAGATTCTGCGGATCTTCATCCGGCAGGCGACGCAGGGTCATCTGCGGATTCACTTCATGCTTCGGCTTGACATATCCCGGCGTAAATTCAGAGGTGGAGCCGCCACGGGAACGGATAACCTCACCAGAAACAATCGGCGAAACGTACAGCGCCATGTTTACCAGTCCCGGAATTTGTGAGAGATAGACTTTCTCCGTGGTGAAGGGATAGCTCTCACGGAAAAAGAGACGCAGAAACAGCGGATCAAACTTAAATTTCTGCTCATTTGCCGCCAGCAGTTGGGCGGTTGTGTACATCGACATAAAAAAATCCCGTAAAAAAAGCCGCACAGGCGGCCTTTAGTGATGAAGGGTCAGGTTAAACGATGCTGATTGCCGTTCCGGCAAACGCGGTCCGTTTTTTCGTCTCGTCGCTGGCAGCCTCCGGCCAGAGCACATCCTCATAACGGAACGTGCCGGACTTGTAGAACGTCAGCGTGGTGCTGGTCTGGTCAGCAGCAACCGCAAGAATGCCAACGGCAGCACCGTCGGTGGTGCCATCCCACGCAACCAGCTTACGGCTGGAGGTGTCCAGCATCAGCGGGGTCATTGCAGGCGCTTTCGCACTCAATCCGCCGGGCGCGGTTGCGGTATGAGCCGGGTCACTGTTGCCCAGCGGCTGGTAATGGGTAAAGGTTTCTTTGCTACGTCATAAACATACCCTTACACTGGTGTGTTCAGCAAATCGTTAACGGCATCAGATGCCGGGTTACCTGCAGCCAAGCGGTGCCGGTGCCCCCTGCATCAGACGATCCAGCGCAGTATCACTGCGCGCCTGTGCACTCTGTGGTGCTGCGGCCAGAATGCGGCGGGCCGTTTCCACGGTCATACCGGGGGTTTCTGCCAGCACGCGGGCCTGTTCTTCGCGTCCGTGAGCCTCCTCACAGTTGAGGATCCCCATAATGCGGCTGTTTTCTGCCGCAACCGCAGCGGTGATCTGCGCGTTCACGTCCGGCTGCGCCGCGCTGGCGTTTTCGCCCTCCGTCGCTGGCACCACGCCAGTAACGTCAGCCTGCGAAGCAGTGGCTGAAACAGTTGTTGATTGAGTCTCTTTGGTCATTCGCCCTCCTGAGAGACGGGATTTACGTGCATCCAGTGCATCACGCATAACGGTGATCGCATCGGTGCTGTTGACAAGTTCATCAGCCAGTCCGGCATCAATGGCCTCCTGACCGCTGTACACTGCAGCCTCGGTATCCAGCACAGCCTGCACGGACAGGCCGGTATATGCCGACACCTTCTGCGCAAACATCCGGCGGGTTGCATCCATCCGGGACTGCAGTGTTTCCCGGACATCACCCGGTAGATGGCTGTAGGGGTTGCCATCCACCTTATGGCTGCCGCTGTAAATCAGCGTGATTTCCACGCCCTGTTTCTCCAGGGCAGCACCGTAATTACTGTGAGCCATCATGACGCCGATGGAGCCTGTCCGGGCGGTCTGCGTGACCAGACGCCGGGAGGCGGCGCTGGCAAGCAGCTGACCTGCACTGCAGTTCATGTCGTTGGCCAGCGCCCATACCGGTTTTATGTCTCGCACACGGGCGATGATGTCAGCACAGTCAAATGCTCCCGCCACCATCCCGCCCGGTGTGTCCATATCGAGCAGAATGCCGTCCACCATCGGATCGCTGGCAGCCTGTTGCAGACGGGCGATAATGCCGTTGTAACCGGTCATTCCCGAATACGGCTGCAGCGCCCGCGTCCGGCTGACCAGCGTACCGGACACCGGCAGCACGGCGATGCCGTTCATGACCTGATAACTCCGGGCCTGTCGTGGTCCGTCATCATCACCGGATAACGCCAGCGCCGCGGGTGCCTCTCCGGCAGTCAGGCTGTCGCCGGATACTGCATCCGTCAGGCGGCTGATCCCAAGCTGGCCTGCAAGCGCACAAAAGAAAACCCGCGCATAGGCGGGTTCAAGCATCAGCGGCTCATTAAAAGCCATGCTGGCAATATGCGGGAGATTACGCAGCTCTGCTGTCACTCTTCTCCTCCTCTGTTGATTGTCGCAGCCCGGATTCAAATGCCGCAGCCGCCCAGGCGGGCGGTTTAAGACCAGCTGCGCGGCGCTCCATCGTTTCACGGACCTGCTGGGCAAAAATTTCCTGATAGTCGTCACCGCGTTTCGCGCACTCTTTCTCGTAGGTGCTCAGTCCGGCTTCTATCAGCATCACCGCTTCCTGAACTTCTTTCAGACCATCGATGGCCATACGACCGGAGCCTATCCAGTCGCAGTTCCCCCAGGCACTGCGGGCTTCCTGAAAGCTGAAGCGCGCTTTTGAAGGTAACGTCACCACGCGGCGAACGATGGCCTCTTCCAGCCAGCACAGAAACATCTGGCTCGCCTGACGGGATGCGACGAATTTTCGCCGCCCCATAAAGTACGCCCACGACTCGTTCGCACTGGCCCGTGCCGTGGAGTAGCTCATCTGGGCGTAATTCCGGGAAAGCTGCTCATACGAGACACCCAGCCCGGCAGCGATATACCGCAGCAGTGACTGCTCAAACACGGAGTAGCCGTTATCCGTGTCCTGAGCCGTCTGCAGGTTCAGTGAGTCCCCCGGCATCAGGTGCGGCACTTTTGCGCCTCCCAGACGGACCGGTGCTGCGGCGTAATACGCGGCAATTTCACCAATCCAGCCGGTCAGCCTTTCCCGCTGCTCCTGACTGTTCGCGCCCAGAATAAAATCCATCGCTGACTGCGTATCCAGCTCACTCTCAATGGTGGCGGCATACATCGCCTTCACAATGGCGCTCTGCAGCTGCGTGTTCTGCAGCGTGTCGAGCATCTTCATCTGCTCCATCACGCTGTAAAACACATTTGCACCGCGGGTCTGCCCGTCCTCCACGGGTTCAAAGACGTGAATGAACGAAGCACGACCGCCGGGTAACTCGCGGGGTATCCATGTCCATTTCTGCGGCATCCAGCCAGGATACCCGTCCTCGCTGACGTAATATCCCAGCGCCGCACCGCTGTCATTAATCTGCACACCGGCACGGCAGTTCCGGCTGTCGCTGGTATTGTTCGGGTTGCTGATGCGCTTCGGGCTGACCATCCGGAACTGTGTCCGGAACAGTCGCGAGGGACGGGTATCCCAGGTGGCCTGAACGAACAGTTCACCGTTAAAGGCGTGCATGGCCACACCTTCCCGAATCATCATGGTAAACGTGCGTTTTCGCTCAACGTCAATGCAGCAACAGTCATCTTCGGCAAACTCTTTCCATGCCGCTTCAACCTCGCGGGAAAAGGCACGGGCTTCTTCCTCCCCGATGCCCAGATAGCGCCAGCTTGGGCGATGACTGAGCCGGAAAAAAGACCCGACGATATGATCCTGATGCAACTGGATGGCGTTGGCGGCATAGCCGTTATTGCGTACCAGATCGTCTGCGCGGGCATTGCCACGGGTAAAGTTGGGCAGCAGGGCTGCATCCACACTTTCACCCGGTGGGTTCCACGCCCGCAACTGCCCACCAAATCCGCTGCCACCGCCGTGATAACCGGCATATTCACGCAGCGATGTCATGCCGTCCGGCCCCAGAAGGGTGGGAATGGTGGACATTTTCATACATAAAATCCTGCAGGTCCCCTGCGTCGCTGTGTCATGCCGGTCTGCACTTCCAGCTCAGCAATGTATTTTTTCAGGTCAGACACGGAAGTGGTCGTAAACTCCACTCGCCGTCCGTCTTTCTGTACCGTTGCCACCCGTTTTCCTGTCATCAGGTCATGCAGTGCCGCACGGGCAGCGGCAAGTTCTTCCTGTCGCGTCATTCATCCTCTCCGGATAAGGCACGGGCGTATTCTGCCAGTGTTTTCTTGTTGGTTGCTGCACCATCCTCTTCCTGCAGGCTCGCCAGCAGTGCACTGAGATCCAGCTGCCAGCGGGAAATACTGATGCGCAGCGCCGCCAGCGCATAAACGAAGCAGTCGAGCGCCTCATTGCGTCGCTTTTTGCTGTCCCACAGTATTTTTTTCCTGCCATCCACCCATTTTTCGACCTGCTCTTCAGCAGTCAGTTGCTGCGCTTCGGTCAGATCAAAAATATCCGGGTTATTCGGGAAGTGAACGGCACCGGGAAGCGGTTCATCCCCTTCCGGCGTCAGTGTGAAGCGGTTATAAATCTGCTCTTTCGCGGTATCCGTACCGATTTCGGTAAGGTAAACCCCGTTTTTGTTTCGCTTACGTGGCATGCTGGCCACCGGCTTTCCGTAGACGGATGCCCCTTTAATGGGGATCACCCGGAACAGCCCATGCTTTTTCGAGCGTTCATACACAATAGTCGGGTCAATCCCGCCAGTATCCCAGCAGATACGGGATACCGACATTTCTGCACCATTCCGGCGGGTATAGGTTTTATTGATGGCCTCATCCACACGCAGCAGCGTCTGTTCATCGTCGTGGCGGCCCATAATAATCTGCCGATCAATCAGCCAGCTTTCCTCACCCGGCCCCCATCCCCATACGCGCATTTCGTAGCGATCCAGCTGGGAGTCGATACCGGCGGTCAGGTAAGCCACACGGTCAGGAACGGACGCTGAATAATGCTCTTTCCGCTCTGCCATCACTTCAGCATCCGGACGTTCGCCGATCTTCGCTTCCCATGTCTCACCGAGCGTGGTGTTCACGAAGGTTTTACGTTTTCCCGTATCCCCTTTCGTCTTCATCCAGTCTTTGACAATCTGAACCCAGGTGGTGAACGGGCTGTACGCCGTCCAGATGTGAAAGGTCACACTGTCAGGCGGTTCAATCTCTTCACCGGATGACGAAAACCAGAGAATGCCATCACGGGTCCAGATCCCGGTCTTTTCGCAGATATAACGGGCATCAGTAAAGTCCAGCTCCTGCTGACGGATGACGCAGGCATTATGCTCGCAGAGATAAAACACGCTGGAGGGATCATCCGGCGTCCATTTGAGGCCAAACGGCGTCTCTTTGTCGCCAAATTTAAGATACTGCTCCTCCCCGCAGTGCGGGCAGGCAACATGAAAACGCATAAAATGCGGGGATTCACTGGCTGCACGCTCAATCTGGCAGGTGCCTCTCACTTTGGGCGTGGAGCCACGGATGGACTTTGGCCAGACCGAGCCTTCAATACGCTTGTCACCCAGGAACGTCGGAGAGCCTTCCTGTTCAA